GTGGTGGTGTTACTAATACAGCTGCAACTATTGATGATCTTCCTACTAGAACACCAGCACAAAAAGCTACTGATGAAGCAGTTAATTTAAGAGGTGTGGTTGATGAAGGTAGTAAAGAAGCTGTAGGAGAAGAAACTTTAAGAGAAATTATCGATCTTGCAGAAAAAGGTGATATTCCTTCTATGAGAAAACTAAGGATTGTTACCAATAGACTTCAAGCTGCTGCTGGTAATCCTGAAGCCCTTAGAAAAATGGCTCAAGAAGGACCACTAGTAAAAGGCATGAGAATTAATAATGAGATATTTATCAACTCTATTCTTTCAGGACCGGAAACACATGCCGTTAACATTCTTTCTACTGCCTTAAATACTTTAGCTAGACCCCTTGATCAAATTGTAGGTTCTGCTGCTGGTGGTGATATGACAGGAATGATGAGAGGAGGAAAAGAACTTTATTACTTGATGTCTTCTATTAGTGATTCATTCAAAATGGCTAAAGCAGCTTTCAGAATTGAAGATAATATTATTGATCCTGGTGCAATGATTCAGGATTCACAAAGATTCCAAGTTCGCATGGATGGTGACGGATATGTAGCTGGCTTAGTAAACTGGTTAGGAACAAGTCAAAGATTAGCTAGCAGATTCTTATTAGCAGAAGATGAGTTCTTTAAATCTCTTAATTTCAGGGCTTTTATAAAAGCAAGTGCTTGGGAAAATGGAATAAATAAAGGATTAAGAGGTGCAGAATTACAAAAATATATAAATGATCAATTTGATAAAACTATCGAAATAGTCAATTCTGGAAGTATGAAAAATACTTCAAGTATTCAAATTGCTGAGTTATACGAAAAAGCAAAACAATATGCAGCTGAAACTACTTTTACTGCTGATTTAGGTCAAGGTTCTTTTGGTAAGGCCATTCAAGGCTTATCTGCTCATCCAGCAGGAAGAATTATATTCCCCTTCGTAAGAACACCAGTCAACATATTTAAAGCAACAGTCAGAAGAACTCCTGGTGTCAATATGATTCTTCAGGAATATAGACAAGCTCTTAGAAGTTCAGATCCTTCTATAGCAGCAAAAGCTAGAGGAGAAATGATTACTGGTGGTGCTTTATGGACTATGGCTAGCATGAGTGCAATGGCTATCAATGATCCTTTTTCTGAACTAGCTATTACTGGTGGTGGACCAACAAATATAGATTTATTAAATCAAAAACGTGCTACAGGTTGGCAACCTTATAGCTTTAGATTTCTTAAAAAGGATGAAAATGGTCAAGTTATCATGGGTAAAGATGGTAAGCCTATGTATAAATATGTCAGCTATAAACGCTTTGACCCTTGGGCTTCTTTCCTTTCAATGGCTGCTGATGGAACAGAAATAATAGGTCAACTTAATCAACAAGATAGAGAAGACTTTGGTACTGTTCTTTCTGTTGCAATGGCAAGAAACATTACTAATAAAACTTATTTACAAGGCGTTACTGAACTTACAGATTTAATGCAAAATCCAAATAAATTTGAAACTTGGGTCGCTCGAAGAATGGCTGCTGGTGGTGGCTTTCTAGGAGTTGTACCATTCCCAGGTAATCCTCTGTCTGGATTAGGAAGGTCTTTTAATAAATTAGCTGATCCTACAATTATGGATAAGAAGGTTAAAGCTGGTGATGAAGGTATGGTTTTAGCTAGGAAATTTTTTAATGAATTAGCAGTTACAATACCAGGCTATAACTCTGATATGAGACCTCTTCGTAACTTTATAACTGGTTCACTTATCGAATATCCTCCTGGTTATGGTCCAGATATTATGAATATAATGAATCCAATTAAAGAGAAAGACAGTATCAACCATAGAGTATTAACTATATTAGATGATCTCCAAATAAGAATAGAACCTCCTTCAGATACTATAAAAATAGGTGATGCGCCTACAAGCGTGAAACTGACAACAGATGAATATGCAGACTTAGTTGAAGAAATAGCTTTCGCTAAAATAAATGGCATAACTCTTGTAAAAGCTTTAGATAATGAAATGCGTTCAACAGAAATGAAAGGTGTAATTGCTACTGCTAACGGAGAAAATATAAATTCTACAAATATGGAAACTTCTGTTGCTGCTCAAGAGACAGCAAGAATAACAGTTCAGAAACGACTTCGTGAAATAGTTAGAATCTACAAAAAAGCAGGTAGGTCACTATGGTTCCAGAAAAATCCAGAAAAAGCTTTACAGTATCAAGAAGAATTAAACTCAATTAAAGACGCTTATAATGACGCAACTTTAGAAAACCTCGGACAACTTCAAACCATTCCTGGTAATTAATCATGGCGACTAACACAGCAGCATCCTTTACTAATCACACTGGCAATAATACTGCTGGTCCTTTCTCTATCTCCTTTAGTTACTTAGATGAAGCTGAAGTAGATGTAACTGTTGATGGTGTCTTAAAAACTAAAACCACCCATTACACATTTCCGTCAGCAACAACAATATCTTTTACCACAGGTAATCACCCTGCTAATGGAACGGCTATTAAATTCCAAAGAGATACAGATATAAGTGCAAAGAAAGTTGACTTCCAAGATGGTTCTGTTCTTACTGAATCTGACCTAGATACAAATAGTGATCAGGTTCTTTTTGGTCTTCAAGAGTTTATTGATGTTGTTAATAACGATGTTGTTAAAAAAGATGGCAGTCAAGTTATAACAGGAAACCTTGTATTTGAAGGCTCTACTGATAA